GAACACGCTGTCGATATAAAGCAGATTCAGGAAAAGAAAGGAGAATCAAACAATGTTGACAATCACAACAAACAAAGCAGAGGTCAGGGGAATCGCTGACGGGAGTATCAGGGAACGCACACTTCCGATCACGGACTTCTGGAAGAAACGGATCGTAAATCTGTTAGGGTTTTCGGATTCTGACGAACGGACAATCCTTCACAATCTGACAGAGGGCAGAACAGGGACGACGGACGCAGAACGGGAAGTCACATTCACGGCGGGCGGCGTGGCAGCGGTTCGCGTAAAGGTAACAATCAGGATCGGGCAGCAGTCCGGCGGCGATTGCTTTATCCTGACGATCCGGGACGTCTTAGAAGCAAGGGGAACGGCAGAGGACGAACCGGAGACAGAGCCGGAACCAGACATCGTGGAGAGCACGGGCGGCGAAGCAGTCGGCTCAAAGAACGCGCCCGCCGTTCGCATTATGGAAAAGGCGACGGGATTCTGTAAGTATTGCAATCAGGCGCGGATCATTGACGCACCGCAGGGGAGCGCGCCCGATGATTTAAATGAGTTAGCGACAGAAGAATGTGACTGCGACGACGCGCGCCGGGCGCGGGAAAAGAAAAGACGCATGGAAGCGGCGGGATTATGGGCGAAGAATATGTTCAGCAGCCACGACGGACAGCTTCAGACCGCACTATGCGCGATCCGTTCCACGTTCGAAGGTTCGGTTGATTATGTCACAATCAAGATCGGCAAGCGGACACATAAGATCGACACGGATTCCGACGGCATGATCCGGATCCGTTCGACGTACAGAGACAGCAACGAAGAAACATTCTGACACTGAAAGGGGGCGGCGGATCCGTGAAACGGTTTTTTCTGGACTACAACGAAAGACAGATTGTTCACGCGGCGGTCAGGATAGATTCGCATAGCGGGAGCGCGTCGCCTTTTGCAAGACAGGCAACGGAAGCGATCAGGAAAGCGAAAGACGATATGGACGTCGGGAATGTTGCGCCCGACGTCCGAAGCGTCATCATCGAAAAAATATATCAGTCAATCGCATACGGGCAGCCGTGGGAACATTTAGGGGAAACATATTGTTATCGCGGTCAGTTCTACCAATACCGGAAACAATTCTGTTTTCTTGTGGCGGAGAACATGGGACTGATTGACGCAAGACGGCAGAGGAAAGGGGGCGGATAGCGTGGCGAAAGATTATGCAGAATGGTTTTATCAGTCGCCCGCATGGAAGCATACACGGGCGGCATACATCAAACACGCGGGCGGATATTGTGAACGCTGCCGCCGCGAGGTTGAACAGGGGAAGCGTTCACTTGCAGACATGAAGCCGATCAAGATTGTTCATCACAAAAGATACTTGACGCCGGAGAACATAAACGATCCGGCGGTCAGCCTGTCGTTCGACAATCTGGAAGGAGTATGTGACGAACATCATAACAAAGAACATAAAGCGGGAAAGGGAAAACGGTATCGTTTCGACGAAAACGGTCGCCCTGTTCCGCTATAAGCATATAAGCACAAGCGCGGCGCAGACCGTCCCCCCGGTATGCGTGTTTTAAGGGCGGCTTTTGGAACCGAGGGAGGGACTTCCAAAAAACGCTGCAATGCGCGCATATATAGGGGGGTTAGGAGGAACTTCAATAAATGGCGGAAAAAAAGACCACTATTTCGGGAAATACAGAAATATTGACCGAAGCGAACATCAAAAAAGAATCAAACGCGATCAAACGAATGTTCCGCGCTGTCAAACTGGACGATCCGGACAAGATGAAACTGATTGAACGGATCATCGAGGAAGTCGCGTTCCAGAAAATTGCTATGAAAGCGGCAAAGGCGGACATGATTAAAAACGGACTGCAGACCACGACGAAAAACGCGTCACAAAAATTCGTCAAGGAAAATCCGGCGGTACAGACCTATGACAAATACGCCCGTTCGTATGCGTCGAACATGAAAACCCTGATTGATATGTTACCGCCGAAACAAAAGAAAGAGATTTCAAGGATCATGCAGTTACGAGGGGATGATTAAAGCGTGAGAAAAACGGCGCAGGGGGCAACAGGACGCCCGAAAATGACGGACAATTATATATTCCAGTATTACGACGCGATCCGCCGGATAAAGCGCGGGGAAAAGGTTCAGGGCGTCAGGGCGGCGGGGGAATTTATTCACGCAATTTTCCGGATCCTGACGAACGGGATCAAGTCCGGGGAATACCTGTTTGACGAAAAAAAAGCAGACAGGGCGATCCGGTTCATCGAAAATTTTTGTCATCATTCCGAGGGACGCGCCGATCTGCTAAAACTGGAACTATGGCAGAAAGCCGTTGTTTCCGCAATATTCGGAATCATGGATCCGGATCGCCCAGACTGCCGGATGTTCCGGGAAGTCCTGCTGATCGTTGCACGTAAGAACGGGAAAACATTGCTTGCGGCGGCGATCATGGCATACATGGCGTACATTGACGGCGAATATGGAGCAAAATTATATTGCCTTGCGCCGAAACTGGATCAGGCGGAATTATGTTTCGACGCTTTTTATCAGATTGTCCAGTCTGACGATGAACTGAACAAAATCACAAAAAAGCGGCGGACAGACATTTACATTCAGGACTTCAACACGTCCGTGAAAAAGATTGCGTTCAATTCCAAAAAATCCGACGGCTTCAACGTCTTTTTCTGCCTGAATGACGAGATCGAAGCATGGCGCGGCGATTCCGGGTTAAAGCAGTACGAAGTCATATCATCGGCGACGGGCAGCAGGGCACAGCCCCTTATCATGTCAACCGGGACGGCGGGTTATGAGAACGAAGGAATCTATGACGAACTGATCCGCCGGGCGACGGCATTTTTGAAAGGGCGTTCAATCGGCAAGGAAAAAGAGCGGCGTTTATTGCCGTTTTTATTCATCATCGACGACGTGGAGAAGTGGGACACGCGGGAAGAAATCGAAAAATCAAACCCGAATTTAGACGTGTCTGTTTTGTGGCAGTATTACGAAGAACAGATCGCGATCGCACATTCCAGTCTATCAAAAAAGGCAGAATTTCTGACAAAATTCTGCAACATCAAACAAAATTCCGCAGTCGCATGGTTGGAGTATCAGGACGTGGAAAAGGCAGTCAGGAAAGACGACGCCGGAATCCCGCTTCACTTGTCGCTTGGTGATTTCAGGGGGTGTTATTGCGTTGGCGGGATTGACCTGTCCAGAACAACGGACTTGACGGCGGCGGCAGTTGTTATAGAACGGGACAGCGTGAATTATTGTCTGGTTCAATTTTTCATGCCGCAAAAACGCTATGAAGTGGCGATCGACGAAGAAGGCGTCCCGTATAACATATTCAGGGAACAGGGATTTTTAAAAATATCAGGCGAAAACGAAGTCGATTATCACGACGTTTTCAAGTGGTTTATGGAGTTGATAAAGGTTTACAAAATAAAGCCGCTGAAAGTCGGCTATGACCGATATTCCGCGCAGTATCTGGTTCAGGAAATGAAAGAAGCGGGCTTCCACATGGACGACGTATATCAGGGAACGAACCTGACGCCGATTATCTTCAATTTCGAGGGGCAGTTAAAAGACGGGAAAATCGTCATCGGGGACAATGGGCTTTTACATTCGCATTTACTGAACGTTGCCGTCGATATGAAAGAAAATGATTCCCGCCGGAAAGCGGTCAAGATTGACAGACGGGCGCACATCGACGGCGCGGCGGCGATTCTGGACGCGTTCACAGTCAAAGCAAAATATCACAACGAAATCGGGCGGCGGTTGGAAAATGTGGGAAAATAAATCAGGCAGCAGGGAATCCCGGCAGCATGACGAAATTTAGTCATTCTGTCGGGGTTTCGTTTTGTATGATAAAGCATGATAGGAAAAACAGACACGCAGAAAGGGGGCGGAAAACATGGGACTGATACGGGATTTAGTAAACTTGCGCCGGGCGAAATTCGCGCCGTTTTTCGCCTTTAGGGGCGACTATCAGGCGAACGGGAATCTGGCGGAATCCGATATTGTCGGAGCGATTGCGAACGCGATCGCGTCCAACGTAGGAAAATTACAGCCGCAGATCGTCCGCCGGACAGACGCCGGGCTTGCGGTCAGGAATGATTATCTGTCCCGGATCCTGTCGATTCGTTGGTCGCCGGAAATGGACGCATATTCCGCACTATACAAAATGGCGTCGGATCTGGTTTATCATTCCAATGCCTACGCGGTTATATTTTATACGCAGGATTTCATGCGGGTTTCGTCGATTATACCGATCACGGCGTCAAATGTGCGGATATGGGAAGATGAAAACGGCGTTTTTCTTTTCCGGTTCCGGTGGGACTACGACGGAAAAGATTATGTATTGCCGTATCAGAACGTGATCCACATCAAAAGCCGATTCGACAAAAAGCGGTTCATGGGAACCGCGCCGGACGCGCAGTTAAAAAATACGCTTGAACTGATTGACACGACGGGAGAAGTCCTGCGGGCAGCAGTCAGAAATTCCGCTAACTTAAAGGGCTATCTGCAATATAACAATTTCATCGACGACGATGAATTAAAGCAGAAAGTCAAAGAGTTTCAGGACGCCTATATGTCCGCGTCCAACGACGGCGGGATCGCCGGACTGGACAATTCCATGTCGTTTCACGAGGTAAAGCAGACGACGCCGAACATCCCCGTGATCCAGTCGCAGTATTTACGGGACAACGTATATCGGTATTACGGCGTAAATGAAAAGATCCTGACGTCCACATTCACAGAAACAGAATGGAACTCGTTTTATGAAAATGTCATTGAACCGATTTCGATTCAGTTGTCGCTTGAATTTACGTTCAAATTACTGTCGGAACGGGAACGGGGCTTCGGGAATAAAGTCATATTCACGGCGAACCGCCTACAATACGCCACGCTTCAAACGCGGATGACGATCGGCGGCGCAATGTATGACCGGGGGATCATCACGATCAACGAACTCCGGGAATTGATGTATTATGAGCCGATCGAGGGCGGCGACGTGCGGATGATTAGTCTAAATTACGTCAAAGCGGACGATCAATCGCTTTATCAGGTCGGGAAAGACGACGGAGGGGCAGGAGCCGGAACCGGGCAGGAGCCGGACGGCATACCGGAAAACCTGATCCGGCAGCAGGCAGTTTATTTTTTGAAAACAGAGAAAAAAGGGGAGAAAATGCCGAAACCGAAGTTATTTAACTGTTTTGAGGTAAAGAACGAAACGGCGACGTCGGCGGATCTGTATTTTTACGGCGACATTGTGTCCGATTGGTGGGGCGCATGGCAGGAGGAAGATCAATACCCGGAAGCGATCAAGAATTTTCTTTCCGCGCAGCAGGGAAAAAGCCTGAATATTTACATCAATTCCGGCGGTGGATCCGTATTCGCCGGGATTGCGATTTACAACATGATCCGGCGTTTCGCGGAAACGAACGCCGTTCAGGTATTCGTGGACGGACTGGCAGGATCGATCGCGTCCGTGATTGCCTTCGCCGGGAATACGCCGCCGAAAATCCCGTCGAACGCGTTTCTGATGATTCACAATCCCTACGCGCTAGTAGAGGGGAACGCGGCGGACTTGCGGAAAATGGCGGACGATCTGGAAGTCATCACTGGCGGGATCTTAAACGTGTACATGGAACACGTCAAAGAGGGCGTCACAGAAGATCAGATCCGCGCCCTTATGGACGCGGAAACATGGTTAAACGGGCAGGACGCGGCGGAGTATTTCGACATCGAGACAACGGAGAGCGTCGCGGAGATCGCGGCGGCGTCCGGCGGGTATGTTGCCCGTGTCCGCAATATGCCGAAAGACCTGACCGTCGAAAGGGCAGCAGGGGCGGCGAAAAATAAAACGTCTGACAATCAGGACGCGCGGTCGGCGGAACTGATTCAGAATAAGCGCGACGAAATCGCGCGGATCATCATCAACAGTTTGTGAAAGGAGATTAAAAAGACATGAAACACGAAGAACTTTTGAAACTCACGAAAGACCAGTTAAACGCGCGTCTGAAAGAGATCGGAGCGTCCGCAAAGACGGCGGAAGGCGACGTTTTAGACGCCCTGTTGAAAGAAGCGCAGGACATCCGGGACATTCTGGATCAGGCGAAGAAGCGCGAACAGCTTCAGGGAATTGCGGACGGCGCGTCCGATCCGGAGCCGGGACAGGGAGAAAAGGACGACAAAGGCGAAAACGCAGTCAAGGCATACGACAAGCGCGGAAAGGAATTAAAGGCGGGTGCGGGTGTCAAGTTTTCCGCCCGTATTGCAACGCCGAACGTCAAAGCGTCTCTGTCCGTTGAACAGACCGCCCCCGTCG